CTATATACCATTTCTGAATCTGATTTTGCACTACATATGTATTTATAACAAGGTATTCCTTTATCATTTAATCTTTGCATTCCCGGTTTAAATGATTCAAATATTGGATGCTTTTCTATTGATTCATACGGGTATTTATCTTTCCATAAATCATATTTATTTGCCCATATTCCTACTGCTACTGGATAATCATGAGATTTCTTTTTCTGCCTCTTATTTATGGGATTCCAGTATTTTGAACATATTGTATCTACTAAAAATTTCCAACCTAATTGTTGTTCTATATCATAGTGTTTTTCCATATGCCTATCATCTATCATAAAAATAATATATTTTACTTTTCTTTTACGCATATCTTGAAGCCATTCTGCCCAATATACTGTTTCTCCCCCTATATCTGCTGTTTTAATTGTATGAGCATCTCCTTCAAATTTAATATATTTTCTTGATGCCCTTTCTCTACCTACTGTCCTATCTTTTATTTCAGGTACTTCCCCTCTTGTTCTTAATTGATGATGCAATGTGGTTTTTCCTACTCTACTAGCACCATAAACTCCAAATGCGTGGGGATTTATTTTTTTCCATAATAACCCGATTTGTTCGGCTACTATAATCACAAATCCTGTCATCATGGACATTAAAAATCACCATAAGCCATACCACATTTCCCAAAAACCATTCCATGCCATTGAATATAAATCAATTCCACCAATTGTGGATAAAGCATGACCAACAAGGAACCCTCCAACAGTGGAAGTTACTCCCCATATGAAAAATCTTGCACGAATAAACCAAATATCAGCAGAATGTGCTCTTTGTAAATCATAGGCCAAGGTTTGTTCATCAAACCCCATTAATAGTTCTGTTACCATTTACCTCACTACTGCTCTATTTCTGCTAAGAAAGATGGCGTAGAAGGAATAGGTGGTTGAGGAACATACATATTGTTTGGCTGAATATTCATTTGTTGGTTGAAATTTGCTCGATAAGTGTTCATTGTCTCTCTAGCCTTCATTCGCTGTTGTTCTTCCTTTTGTCTTTTAGCCCAATATGCTGCAATTCTTCTATCTAATAGTATCATCTCAATCTTATCATTTAATACTAAATCAAACAATGCTTTCATTACTAATATTCCACCAATAGTCATTAAAGCAAATATAGTGGCATGAGAATAAGCATTAAATGCTAATAAATGCCCATATTGGGCATAAAAATATACATTCACTCCACTCATTGTTCCAATGAACAATATGGTCATCACTAATCGGGTATCTTTTTCTAAACTTGGCATATTATAACCTCAAGCATAGTTAATTGTAACAAATCCAGAACCTGCTGTAATTTGCATATATAGGCCATTTGCTGCTATTGCCCCATGCATATCATATTCCATGTTTACTGCATCGCCCTTTAAGTTTAGTCTAACTATTTCTTTTTTACCAGAAACAGATGTACTATCGCTATCCCATAACTTAAAGGTAAATAACGCATTGCCTACAGCACTAGAATGAATACTAATTACTTTCGTTCTACTTGTACTAACTACACTTGATGCCGTTAAGACACCGCTTGTATTACAACCCATATTACAACCTCCTACGCTCAACCCCCAATTAGGGTATCACTATATCAATCCTCGGTTTTCTTTTTGGGCTTTGAATCTAATTTAGGAATCTTTATTTTCGTTGGATATAATTTATCAATGACTTCTTGATAACTGCCCTCAACCCTAAATTCTTTCTTTAAAATCTCTAATTGTGGTTCAGTTAATCCTAAAATTGAATCTTTATCCTTTTTAGTAAATGTAATTTCCATTTCAGCATTACCAATAAAATGAACCGCTATGTTAAGTGGAACCTTTGTTTTTTCTTGGGCTGTAAATGAATAGTCTGTACCTGCCCTTCTTAATATAAGAGGCCCGTGAACCCTATGCTTCTTTAGTTTAATCAAACTCATAATATCATCTCCTTAGAAAAGTGACCCAATGCCCCCAATTAAGGAGACATTGAGCCACAATTTTGCGTAATTAAAGGTTTCCCCAAACCCTAACTCTAACAGAGCCACCATTAGCGTCATTAGCCAAAGTAGCGTTAGTACCATCTAATGAGGTAAACATAAGAGCAAAAGACTTTCCACTCTCATAAGCACCTGTAGCACTAATTTCTACTGAAGCCAACACACCATTAGCGTTATCTACACCTGTAATAGTCACACAATGAATGGTTGATAGTCCCAAAGCGGTCGCAGGAATTACTGAACCTGCGGCCACAATGGAAGTTACATCTATCAACGCATCCACAACATATTCATCACCTACAACCTTTGGAGCAGTTACGCCCTTATGGTCAGCAAGTGTTGTTACTGTATATGCTAATGCCATCTAAAACACCTATGCGCTCGTTATGTTGGTTAGTTTACCCTGTCCCTTAAAGAAGGAACAACCAGTTTCACCGATTGTTCGGTACATACCCTGATTCCCTAGAGTACCTACACCGAATGGGTTTCCGTTGCTAATACCATCCTCAAAGTATTGGGTTGGCTTCATAACACTCATCCAAACATGGTCAGTATCAAGCATTAATATGTCGCTTAGTTTACTGGAACCGTTGCCTGTTGCGGGCATATCCTTAGCAGGGATTAATGGTATATCAAAGTATGTTGCGACCCTAAAGCCAGTTTCCCTACCCTTTAGTCCTCTTAGACCATTGTGGCTTGGAACAACTTCTTTTCTATCCATGAATCTCTCTTGGCTTTGTAATAAGTCACCAATAGCCTGAATAGTATCATATCCAGTCATCATAACCTTTGGACTACCGCCGTTCTGCCTAACCTTTCTAATTAAGTCATTTAACAGTGTTAGCGATAGTGGCCTTGCATCTCCAGCCGCATATCCAGAACCAAAATCAACTTCAGCATCTAAGAATGATGTTGCCGCTGTTGCTACATTTGAACTGATGGTTGGTGCGCGTAGAGTAGTTCCATAAATTGATGAAACATCTGTTACAACTGCGGAGTTATCTCCATTGTTTGCGCCAGTAGTCAACAAGTTAGCGTTATACATTGCAGCAATTTCAGCCGATGAAGAAACTACCTTGTTTAATGAAGTATAGTTCCTTTCAATGTTAGTAGAAGTACCGTCATCATACGATTCTAGGGGCATTACTAGCATCTTGCTTTGTGCTTCTGCGTGTTGTTTCCCCATATCTTCGCGGATTAACTGCCTTAAGTCACCAACGCCATCATCAATCTTTGCTAACTCCATTCCTAATTCTGAGAACTCAAACAAGTGAGCAACCGTCTTTGGACTGGTGTATAGTTTTGCATACTGTGGTGCAATTGGTGGAATATTGTTTCCAGTACCTAGAGATGCGTTTTCAGGCACACCACCAATACTGTCTGCTCTTGGAGTAGCGGAGCCAGTCGCACCTGTTCCAGTCGAAAACTGGAATCCAGAGCCACCTTCTGCCCTTTCCTTTAAAACCCTCCAACCACTTGTTGTATATGGCCTCTTAGCAATAATTGCTAATGGATTTATTTCTTGGTTTAACATTGACCAAACTTTCTGTCCATAAAGGACGTTGTATAGGTCGCCTAATCCGCTTGCCGCACTAAAGGGGTTTGTTGCAGAGTCGTGAGGGGTTCCAAAACCACCCACTACACCTGCACTCTTCAATAGAGAATTACCCGCAGGGCCGCGTACTCCGTATGTTTGCGCTTCTAAGTCTTTCATTGTGTTAATATATTTCGTCATTTTATTCACTCCCCATACTTCGCCGCAAGGTTATGTATGTCGCCCCACGACATTTCAGCCAAATTACCGGCCAATTCTTCTGGAATTTCTACTTGTTGTGCCTTAATGATAGAATCATTTTGTTCTGATAGACTCTTTCTTAGTTCTGCAAATTCTTCTCTTAGTGTCGAAACTTCTGTCTTAGCGTCATATGATGCTCTATCAACAGATTCCTTTCTAACAGAGTTTTCGTTTGTAAATCTTTCAGCAAATGTCTTCTGTAGTTTCTCATAAGCAATCTTTTCAAGTTCTTCTGCCTTGTATTGCTCATAAGCCTTTTCTACATTTTCTACGCTTAAGTCAAGAGTTGCGAATTCAGCATTGTCCCATCCTTTTGCTAATGGCCCCGCCGCTGATTTTTGGTCATGGCCCTTTCCGGCTTCTCCTGTGCCTCCACCGACATTTGAAGATGATTTACCACCTGCATATCCGGTTTCAACAGAATCGCCGCTTACTAGAGAAGTGGCCTTCATTTCTTCATCCATAACCTCTTCTTCAGTAAATCCATTACCTTCGCCTTCTGTGTCCATATACTCAGACTTTGTTTCATCTTCTGTATCAGAATCATCGTCCTTTAATATGGCCGTTTCAGGCTCCGTCATCTCATTGACTTGCTTCATTAAGTCATTAAGTTCTTCTAGTGCTTTCTCCAATCTTTCTGTCATTTTGTTTCCCTCTTTTTCTTCTTTTAATATATCAAACTTTGCTTCCGGGTTAATACCTTTTTCACAAATTGTGACTTCGTGTAATTCCAACTTATCTATTTCGTTATATTCACCGAATTCTTTGTTGGTTCTCTTATGTTTTGATAATGCTTGACCACCAATACTAAATGAGCGTAATGTTCCTTTTCTAACATTTCTAGCAATTTCTTTTGCCTTTTCTATATCATCTCTCATTTTTATTACTACATAAAATCCTACATCATCTACTGCTGTCTTATGTAATACTCCATTTGTATCTCTATGTTTATCTATTACTTCTCCTACTTGAACATTTGAATGGTTAGACATTACGTTTCTATATTTATTGTCCTTCATAAATTTTAATACGGCTTCATTAAGTGCTTCTAAGGTTATTAAATCATTTTGCTTATCTACCATTTCTATTGAAGCATATCCACCTATAATTAAATCATCAGACTTTAGTATATTAAAATTAGTTTCTTCTGTTGCCTTTAGAAGTAATGTTGCTTCGGACACGCTACCCTCACCCTCTTATACTATTTAACCTCGGCGTTCTCCCCACCTTCTAAGGTTAAATTTTTATACCTATCTTCAGTAATATCCCATATCCCTTTATCTTCATCATCTTGAAGCATTTGTTGTTTATATCCTGTCCAAACTATCCACTTATCTTCACCATCAAGAGGAACTACTCTAAAATGCATTCTAGTTTCAAACTTCTCTCCTAATAATTTATATTCATGATAACCGTCTTTTTGCACACCCAACACAATTTTTCCTTTGTCTAAAGTTTTATGGGGGTCTATTGATTCAGATACTTGAGCAGGATATTTACCTGCTTTACCGAATAAATTGAACACATCTTCTTCATTCTCAATGTCTATTAACCAAGCAAGTTTTTCCTTCTTAACCTCAATTACTAAATTCAAATTTTTATCCTTTCTTAAGTAGACAGTAAATTCTCCTTCATTTTTGCTCCATTTTTCAGAAGGGGGTTCATCAATGTCCTTCATTAAAAAGTCTGGAGAATGATACCATTTGTTAGTAGGTACATATTTAATGCCATCGAAAAATCTTAGGCGTTGAGTTAATTCTCGTATGTTATTATTCCATGCTTCTTTGTATTCTTCCGGATATTCTTTTTCAACAAACTCTTTAATATCATCAGATGTTGCCGGTCTTCTAGCACTAGAATCCTTATCTCTTAAAAATTCATAAATGGCAGATAATACTTTAGATTCTTTTCCTTTAATTATATTTGTTATTTGTTCTTTCCACAAATCAATATCTGCTAAAGCGTTTTTCTCCATTAAAGAATCACCATCAAAACCATAGATAGTAAACCCATCCATATCTCTCTTTAGAATTATTTCTGCCTTTCCATGCACACCATCAGTAATATAGTATTTTAATACGTTTTCTTCTACTGAATAATTTAATGACTTTTTAGCAGTAGAAGCCAATAACTCTAGTGTCTCTACCTTATCTGATTCAGTTACTTCAGGTATTTCAATTACTTTTGCAGAATGTAAAACAAACCCATTCTTATTCTTTCTTACTTCATCTACCTTTACTCTAACAATTGAGCCTATCTTAACAGACTGTTTTGTATTTAATCCTTTACCGACCTGCAAATACGGCTTATCTTCTAATTCAACATAATTATAAGTTCTTGAATCTTCAGCATTTAATGGGCCAACCCCCAAAGTGTAAGAATACAAATTAGATTTAGTCTTAGATTTATCTAATACTACTAAATCTAAATCTACAAATTTCTTCATTTTTATCCATTTAGGATTTTTACGATTCCCTAACATATATGTAGATTCTAAATCTTTTATTACTACTCCCTCAGAAGCAGGTAATTTCATTATTTCAGTTGAATATTCTTTTAGTTCTTTCAAACTATCTGCCATCCTACTATCTTTCTTAGAAGGAAACGCAAGTTCTTCAGAAGAATGGGATGATAATTGATAAAATAGTGTATTAATTCTATCTCTTAATGGGCTATCCATTAAATTTTCTCCTTCATGTCTCATAATATCAAATACGTGAGCCTTTAATTCATTATTCTTATATTTTCCCTTAAATACATGAGAAATAGTATCTGCCCTATGTAGTGGCTCATTTTCATCAAACAATATTAATTCTGCATCCAAAATTATGTCCTTAAATGCTTTGTTTTCTAACCTCTTTACTATTTTAGGACATTTATCAGTAATATCTTTATTATTATATGAATAGATTTTTATTTTATCATTTAATTTGTGTATTTGAATTCTCATCCCATCATATTTTTCTTGAACTAACCATTCACCAGTAAATCCTTTTAGTTCTTTAATATCATCTATTTCAAATATTCTATACATTGGTTTATTAGGCATTATAAAATCAATTTCTTCTTTTTCATCTTCAGACTTTTCTTCTTTATTAACTTTAATATCAACAAGTTTTTCCCAGTCTTCCTCTGATTGTTCAGTTAAGAATACTTTCTTTAATAATTGTAATGCTCCTTTGAATTTAGATTTTACCCTTGTAGAATCCTTGTTATCCCCATAATGCTCTACAATATAAATTGGAATATCACTAATGGCTAAATCTAATCCCATAGCACCCATTGTAATTGAATCCGGCTTTAGGCCGTGCTTCTCCCATGCCGCATCAATAATGCTATGCGTGTCTGCGCGTAATGCGTAATGTATGAACATAGCATATATAGAGGGAGAGTCAAGAATAGTTTCTATAACTTCTTCGCCCATTGTTCTAGCAAAGGGGTCATTTACTTCATCAGATTGAAACCTCATTTCTTTAACCTTATCATATATTCTTTCAGATGCATTTGAATTTGCATCAAGGGCTTCTTTAGAAAATAAATCATCTTCTCCAATATACTTCTTCATTGTCTCAGATAAATCATCTAATACATCAAATTTTTCTCGCATCCCTTCAATTGCTTTTTTCCATTCTTTACCATATTCTCTAGGGTCTTCCCTAGCCGATAAATACGCAAAGCGTGTCTTCTCAAAGAAATCTAAAACGCGCTTACTAAGAGCAGGTTTAGTATTCTTCTTTTTCTTATCAAAGACAATTCCCGAAAGTGGCATATTTTCATCCTAGTCTAATAAACTTAATTCAAATTCTAATTGCTTTAAACAGTCTTCTTTAAAGGCTTCCCATTGAAACCCCCACTCCCATTTTTTTATTTGTTCTTGAGAAAACGCTTTTAATAGGTTCCTTACACTCGCGTTACTTGGCTTATCTTCCTTTTGTAATTCTCCACCAACAGGATTCTTTTCAGAAACATTTTCTGCCTTTGGTCTAGTAACTTTTTGTTCTTCCCCTAAAAGTTCCTTTTTCTTTTTAGCATCGACTAAACTGTTTTCATTCAATTGTTCAATTACTTCTTTAGTAGCCTTAGTTAATTTTTCTACTAATACTTCTTCATAAGTTATTTTATCCGGCATTAATAACCACCTTCTATTCTCTGTATCATACTACCTATTTCCTTCCAATCCATCTTTGCTATTGTATCACCATCAGGCATACCTGAACTACTTTCAACAATAGGAGAAGGAGAATCCACTACAACAAACCCCGACTTCATTAACATATTGTCTTTGTTATACACTGTCTGCTCTAATGTTTTTACTTTCTCAACTAACTCTTTTAATAAAAGTAACATTTCATTTTCGTTATTTTCTTCTTTATCACTCATTTTATCAACCTCTTTGTTCGCGGGATGCTTCCCTATCATAATCGTCCATTTCACGATTTGATTCACCTGCATTAGTTCCAGCCTCGCTGAACACTTCTCTTCTTTTGGGATAAACTAATCCCCTAATTCTTCTATACATATTTTCATAATCCTTTCTTAATTCTGCCGAAGCAGCAATAATATCTACATTTGATGATTCTAATTTTTCTAGAAGTTCCTTTTCGCCTTTAGATTTCATCAATCCTAAAGCCCTTAATTCACTAATTAAATCTCCTGCCTTTGTATATTCTTGTCCCAAATATTCAGAAGGCTGTGCTGCTTGTAATAGTTTCTTAATCTTCTTCTTTTGTTTTTTATTTAATTTCTGCAAAAGGGGGCTATTATCCTTTTTTTCCATTTCTTCAGGTACAAATTCTTCTGCAACTGCTGATTCATACTTAGATGCACTTTTTAATACTTCTTGCCAAGTCATTCTGATTCCTCCTTTACTTGTTCTAATTCTTTAAGTTCACCACTTAATTTATTCCAACCATTTTGTCCATAATGTTCCGAAAACCATTCTGCAAAATTTCCAGAATTTAGTGTGTCTTCTCCTTTACCACTCCAATCATCATAGGGTATTTTAACATTTTCTAGTAAATCCATAGCATTTTTGAATATTTCATATTCATCTTGCCATTTATAGGGCTTTTCTAAGAAACTAAATACATCCGATTTATCAAAGGAGTATATGTCATCTAAGATATGGAGAAAGAGATTGGTGTCTTCTAAAGTGTTGAGTTTATCATTCCAACCATGTTTTTCCCTATGTCTACTTCCCTTAAATGGTGGTGTTGAAGTAGTTCCCAAACCTTCTCGTGCCGCCTTTAAACCTGCCTCTAATCCCCTAGTAAAATCATCAACTGATGGTGGCATCTTTAACACATTCTCCCAACTCAATTCTCTCCCTCCAAAATTTCTTGAACTTTTTGTTTCCATTCTTCATCTTCTAATCTTTCCTGATTGGGTTCATCACCTAATGAGGCCATAAATTCACTTAATTTTGTCTTACTAAGTTCTATATAATCTTCTGTTACTTGTTGGTCTAATTCTCTAAAACTATAGTCTTCACGCCTAAATACATCAGTGTCTCTTAAATATCTAATTGCTTCCCATAAATTAGTAATTCCCTTCCACTGTATTTTAATTTGTTTTTTATATTCTTTAATAGATTCTTTCATTTTATTAAATGCATCTTTAATAGTATTTTGTGTTGTGGTATTATTCCAAAAATTATCTCGATTGTTTTCATCCCACCCTTCTTCTATCCTACGAATTGAAAGCCTCAAAAGTTTAGATTTCTCAATTGCTTCTTCTGCTAATTGTTCATTAGTTTTAATGGTATTTACTTTGATTTCTAATTCAGTAATAAGTTCATCATAATCTTCATTTACTTGGTTTACATCACTCTTATATCGCCTTAACTCAGAATCTTTATCATGATATAATTCTATTATTTTTTTAGCAGTAGTATCATTAAATTCCCTAGCATAAGGATTATCTAAATATCTTCTTATTCGCTTAACTGTTTTACTAGAAAGATTAGTATGTCCAAAGGCTTGTTTCACTCCAAATAGCCACAAATCCCAATTTTTATTAAATTCCTCTTGTAAATTTTTTGGAAGACCGCCTTTGTTCTTCATCTCCCTAAGTTTTCTCAAAGATGTGGCTCTTTTATTATCCTCATCTAATTGAAAATATTTAATTGCGTGTGGTAAATAAGCAGGTAATATCCGTTGTTTTCTTTTAACGCGTTTAACCAAGTCTTTTACTTCTTTTGCAAGACTATCTCCAATTCTTTGTTGACGTTTTTCTTCCGATACGCGCTTAGAATCTTTTACTTGAAGGGATTCTATTCTTTTGTCTTCTTTTACTCTATTTACTCTAAGAAACTCCAAAACATTATCTATACCTTCGATTGGTTCATCCTCTTTTAATATAGTAAAAAAAGAGGACATTAAAATCACCACTTATTTTCAGTTCTGCGCTTTTTCTTTCTTGGTAACAAGACAACATCAGGTATATCTCCTGAACCCAATATCTCCTTTTCTACAGCATTTGGGTCAGGGCCAACATAATCAAAATTCCTACTTTTAGTAGGTCTTTGCTCATTATGAATCCGGTTCTTTGTTTTAACCAATTCTTCTTTCAACTGTCTTAGTGTTTTTTCTTCACTCATTGTATTTATCTCCTTTATGGAATTCTTCTTTCGCTTCTTCTATCTACATTCTGATTACCGGCTTCAGCGGGCAAACCACTAAATCTCTTGTCCGGGCCTACGCTACTTCTGCCTTTATTTCTTGTGGCGGGAGGGTTTTCTTGGGGCTTACTTTTTTGTTCCTCGCCTTGATTTTGTCCTCCGCCGCCACTCATCATTTCTTCTTGTAATTGACCTAATTGACTAGCATCTATGTTAGTTCCGGCATATGGGTCACTTGCAGTATCTCCACTACCTTCACCTTCCTTTTTCTGTTCTTTGATTTTTGTATACATAAATTCACCTTTATCATCCATGTCTACATCAAACCCAATATTTTTCATTGAAGCAGCAATTTGAATTTCAAGTTCTCGCAACCTAATCTTGAACAGTTCATCTTCTTCCTCAGATGGAGGCAATTTAAGCGTCCAATCAGTGATACCTAATTCATTAGTCATAAAAGGAAATACATAATTATTCCAAATTGTTTGAGCCATTTCTACTGCTCTATTAGTAACTAGTATTTGCATGCCTTCATTATTCAATCCACCTGATGCCGAAGCATCATTTTGGAATATTTTACTAACTCCATAAAATGCTGAAATTCTATCTCTAAGGTCGTCCTTAACAGCAATATAATCCATCTCTTTTAGGGTATTCATAAACTGTACCCATTCTACGCCACCCTTTCCATTTTCTGATTCTATTCCCATTACAGGGATAAAATGAGGGTCTTGTTCCATCTTCTCTTTGACTCCACGCCAAAATGATTTCATAGATTCAATATTTCTAGTTTGTACTGCAAGAATACCCTTTGGTAATCTTTGTTTAGAATATGAAGAATTTACATAATTTTCCATAGCAATAAGAGTAGTGATATTATTCCAAAGAGTCAAAATAGGAGATAAGCCATATAATCTACTAGGACTATATTTACTAAAATGTAACACTTCTCCCTTTAGGAAAAATTGTTCTACTCCATTTGTTCTATTAACATAATGAACTGGATATACATTAGAACCACACATTTCACAATGACCCACTGGGTTAGTATCTATATAATCTCTATGATTAAGACAGGTAAATCCGCTGTTGCCCTTCTCTCCAAATTCATCAGAATAAATATGCATTGTAACTGGGTCGCCACGATAAACTTCCTTGATTCTATGCATTTTAACTTCCCCATTACCATCAAGATAATATTCTTTAACTAAAATACAATAAGCATCATCCATTATATTCAAATCATCTTCCATTTCTTTGAGAACATCAATAAACATTTGTTCAGATTTATTTACATATCCTCCTAGTAATTTTTTAGCATATTTTAATTGATTAGCATCTGGTTTAAGTAAATCCATAGAACCACACTCAGTACATTCTTGTACCGGAGACTTATGTTCTTTTTTACATGCATTACATTTTAGTGCAAAAGATTCTTCCCATAAATATCCCCTGCGGAAAACTTCATTTTTTATTTGAGTAGTACAGGTTCTAACAATAACAGACTGTTGAGCAATATGATAGAGTATCGGAGAAGTAATTAGATAAGATGTGTCCTTTTCCTGTATTCCGGGATTAAAAACGGTTCTGTCTTGAGGTTTAGGGGTGTTTCTTCTAAGGAAGTTTCTTATCGAAAAGGTTCTTGATTCTTCAGCCATAGTAGTTCCTCACAATGCTCCTAAATACTAGCCCCTATTATACTTACGCTTTTGCTAATCCATCCAAATCATCCATTATAGACGTTTTAGAGTTATTTTCTAGTTTAGAAATGTTCTCAATATCAATATCATATTTAGACCAATCAAACCTAGTATTATCACTATGGTTATAATATTTCATTAATTTGAATAACTCATCACAACGCCCCTTATACCAATCTTGTTTTTTGTGTGATTTTTTCATTCTAATTAATTCTAACAACACATCTGCATTATTCCCTTTTAACTTAAAATGTGGTCTACATTTAGTAAGTAACTTTGAAATATCTTCTTGAGAATAGAAGTTTAATCTATTTACAGGTCTTGTGTCTTGCGGTGATTTCTGGTCAAGATGCAGCCTACCGCAGCCGAGCGACTTTTGCATACCAATCATAAATGCCTTTCCTCTAGTACCTGTAGCAACTAAGCCAACTCTAGGATTATTATTTTTATCCATAGTAATATATCCATCTGAATCAATAAATGCTGCGGTATATGCCCAAATGTTCTTTTTAATATCATCATTAATCTTATAATGTGAACCATCTATATTAATAATGTCTTGGTCTTTTGCCATTTTAGCAATAATATGGGGAGTAGACTTCTTATGTAAATTATATGGTAAAGTTTCATGTATTTGTCTAGAAGAAATACCCGGTGTATCACATACTATTTTTAATATTTGTTTTTTTAAGTCTTCTTTAGTAGAATACGGTTTATTTCTTTTTTTAACTATAGAATTAAACTCCTTTTTAATTTTAGTAATATTCTTTGTTAAAACAACACGTTCCTTACTATGTGCCTTTTTCTTACTATTTAAGTCAAACTCCCATATTTTACATAGTTTATCAATTAAGTCTCTTCTAGTATCTTCATCAGTTATTGAATTTAACTTCCTAAGAGAAGTTTCATCATAACCTATTTTCTTAAGTGGCACTTTATATTTTCTTATCCAATAAATATTATCAATGCATTTATCTAAATAATCTGTATATGCATAAATAACATTTTCTATGGATTTAGTCATGGTTTCTCTATCTTCTCCTTTTAACTTACGTCTATATTGACGCATTTGTTTTATCATGCTTGGAACATCATGTCCTTGTATTTCATACTTATTAGGATAAGTATTTATTGCCTTTTTAGCATCAGTTAAATTGGTTTTATATTCTATTGAAATTAGTTTAGCAACTTCAGTATCATCTCTTATAGGCAACGAATCAATAAATGCTTTCTGTGCAGTTAAGTTAAGTCTGTTTATTGCCTCATTCTTTTCTTGCTCTAATCTATTTGCTTCTTCAATTTTAGGAACATTATCTCTTGCTTCTTGGGCCTGTTCTTCTTCAATTTGAGCAACCCTTTCAGCATCTTGTACCTTAGTATTATTTAATGTCATATATCATCACCTGTATTAAAAATTTAACCCCAAAATACCCTGTGGAATGCCCATAGGAGCCGTTTCAGGGCCGTCAAATATGCCGAGGTCGTCAATCAACATAAAGGTGTCTGATGGCCCCTGTGTGGCCGCATTTGCTAATGCAAGGCCCATTACTAAGTCATCGTGCGCTCCCACTCCTTCAAATTTCCCAGAATCCGTAATTGAAAACATTGATAATTCTTCAATTATGGCATTAGTAGTTGTTCTGCTGTTATTATCCCCATAAGGAAGCACCATCTTATTGTTTTCAAAGTTCATTTGAAGATTTAAAATGATTTCTTGTTTCTTTCTTCTAGTTGTGTCAAAGTCCATTACATTCAAATCAGAAATGTTTCTAAGTTCTTGTGTAAATGCTTTAGCAAAGGTATTAGTTTCATAAAGAATGGCTTCAGGTTCAAAAAGCTTACCAATTATTCTTAATTTATCAATATTCTCTCTAAATTGAACATTTTTGGCTCTATCTACATGGACTATGGTTTTATTCTTATTTTCATCTACTTCTAATACTATAATTACATTATAGTCACCATCAGTAGATATAGCCGGGTCTACCCCAATATAGTATTTATATCCTTTATCCTTCCTATGTCCCAGTTTAAGTATAAAATCCCTATTCTTAGATTTTTCCAAATGTTCTGTAGCAAACAAAGCGGTTCCTGTTGAAATGGGAACACACAAATATTCTCTTGTGAATTTCAAAGAGCCAATTTCTGCTTTTCTTTGCTCAAGTGCGCCCAAGTCCCATCTTTCAGGCCATAGAGGAATATTCATTGAATTAAGACAAGGATATTCTCGTACTGTATATGCATCGTTTTCTTTCAATTGAGAGAAAATATCAGTATATGTAAAGGGAGTGCCAATCATCCTTAAATTTGCAGTATGATGGAGAGTTGGAATCATGTCACCGAAGAACCAATCAGTAACTCTTTGAATACCAACCAAACTAAATTCTTTTAAGGGGTCGTCAATAATAATTTCTTGAGGGTGAAGCCCACGAATCTGAGAACCTACTGACCTTTCAAGAACAGAATTACCATTAGTCAATGTAATGTTTCCAATAGCCCACCCCTTTGACGGTTTAAATTTCTTTAACTGTGGAATATTAAACATTCTGTCTATCTCTCTCATGTGAACTAAAGTCTGTTTTTGGTTAGAAGAAATGTAAAGCATTTGGAAAGGAGGTTCTTGGAACACTAAATTCCAAACTACCCAAGAATGCATGAATACTGATTTTCCATGGTCTCTAGCACATATAATGACAGTTCTATCTGTATTTTGCATGGTATCTAACCATTCTTCCATATATTCAGGGTACATCATTCCACACACATTTTTAAAGAAATATGGAAAAGATTGTTTAGATAACTCCATATCCATATTATGTGCAAAATTCATTTCTTCTAATTCCATAGTATCACCTATACATTGCTTTAACTCTATAAATTATTTCTTCTGAAACCCCATATTTCTTAGATAAATCTTTATGTGAATTAAAATCATTAACTATGTTTTCTATTTCAATAGGCATTAATTCTACACTATAGGATTTATTTATTATGTCTATTGTATTATTAATATCATTAAAATCAGAAACATCACCAAAAGCAAAATAAGTAGGTCTGCCTGCAATTTTTCTAATAGTATCATGAGCATATAATATATCAAGTTCTATATCAGATTTTGTTACTTTAGTCATACCAAGGTATTCTAACATTAATTTTCTCTTTTTTGACCCGTGTGCTGTATTTTCCATATCAGCCGCAGTAAATTGCTCGCCTTTTGTTTCTATCAGTTTATTTAATGCCTTCATTGGATATTCTTCATTGTTATCATCAAATTCTGATGCTAATTCTGAAATTAATTTTCCCCCATATTTAGGGAATTTCATATCAGTAATATCATTGCCATTTTTCCTAGCCATTAAATCAATTAGATATGCAAAATAAATTTTATTTTCCTCAGTTAAAGTTCTACCTGTGCCTCTTAATGTACTAATGTCTTCAAGTGCATCATAAGCGTTATTAGCCGCAATAATTAATTGATTTATGTTATTTCCATTATATTCTTTAAGAGCAGAAACCCATTTAATAATATCTTCCATTTGTGAAACAGAAACTATTTTTATGCCGTCTCTATTCCACTTTTGGGCCATTACGCTCGCAGCCTTCCAACCCTGCTTTTTAGGCTTTTTCCAATGAACCTCTAATGTTAGTTTTAACTGACTTACCTCAAAATCAGAAAATAGTTCGTCTTGTTCATTTCTATGGAATGGATAATATTGGCTATTAGCAGGGTCAATATAATATTTATCTATTGCTTTAATTAGCTGCTTTATTAAACGCTTCATTTTTCCTGAATGTTCTCTAAGCATTCCTTTTTGTCCGGGAGTAAATCCAACAGGTTCAGGATAAGGAGACTTTCCTGTTTTATCTTGACCTTTTTTTTGGTCTTTCTTGGCAGGAAGTTTTTGTCCTCTTCTTTGAAAGGTTTGTTCTACAGGATGCATAGTTCTATCTCCTTCATGTTCGGGCTGTATTAATGAATTAACGGCCCTTAAAAACTTCTTGTGATTTGAAATAACATTTTTGCGCAACATAGAATCAGTTAAAAATTCCCTATGTACCTGTGAAGTATTTGGTAAATAAAACTTATCTCCTGCTTTAGCATCACTAGCACGATGCTTAATTTGGTCTACATATTTTTCTAAATCATCTACAATAGAATCATCATCTAATTCTTCTAATAAATATTTTATTTTTCTCATTGCTCTTTTAAAGCCAATCTGAATTTTAGGGGCTTCTTCTGATGAATATGCTCCTAATTCTATTTTTCTATTGTTTATTAAATACAACAATAGCGGGTCAACCACAATTTTGGTTTTCATCATAGTTTTTAATTGTCTTTTCTCTTGTTGTGTGTGACGCCTTAAATCCTCTTCTAATTGCTCATATTGTTGTATTTGTTCAGGAGTCATGCCTTCATCATCTAACCATCCGTGTTGTTCAGCATGACCATCTTTCTTAGAATAATCTACTCCCCCATCACTCAAGGATAATTGTAGTTTTTCTAACTGATTAAACCATATTCGTATTACTTCATGTATTCGGCCTTCATTTAAGTCAGTTACTATTATTTCTTGAGGTTCCAGTGTAACAACATAATTTTGGTGTGTCTTAGGGTCATCTACATTCTCTACTAATTCTTTGAATGTATAATAAAAGCCATTTCGATTACTTTCTTTCATAATCTCATCAAATTCTTCATACTCTTTTAAGTTATCTTTGTATTCAGTAATAATTGCCTTAGATGCATTAAGTACTTTTTGATATTCTTTAGAGACTTTTTCCCAATACTTATATATTTCCTTTCTTCTTGCAGTTAATTCTAAATTAAAACTACCTAATGCTAAATCAGGAAAATAATTTATATCTTCTGAAACAGTGCGCCCTTCAATAGTCTCAAACAATGGTTTCTCTAAAGACTTAATATAATCTCTTAATAATTTAATATTAGCATTTCTTGGTCTTTCCTTTTCCAATGCATCTACTACATCAACTAATACTTGGGTATTAACATTAGTTGCGTGGTTTAATTGATTTATATCTAATTCACCTTTATCAAACACTATAGTAGTGAGAGGGTTTCCTTTGTATTGAAAGTGACCTATTCCACTATCGCCCTTTCCTTTTGTTGCGTGTTTAAGGGAAATAATATAAGAAGATATACCGTTTTCAGAAATTCCTTTATTTCTCATAGTATGTTCTAAATCTCTAATGAATATTTCTTTATCCCTTGAAGCCTTATATTTTCTAATATGAGAAATATTACCTTTGCCTACTTCTCTATCTAATAAAGGAGGGTCATTTTTAAGTTTTCTTATGAATTGATTTAACTCTTTATTAGTACTAAATTCTGATTTATATCTTAACCTAAAATCAGAAAGGGTTAACTCTAAAAAGTCTTGAAAAGCCAGTTGTTCATCCATATTTACACTCTCCTAGTTATTACATTTGCGTCTGTTAGTCTACCAAAAAAATCTACAGAATTGTATCTGTTTTTAACTAATCTATCATAATGAGAAATAGTTTTTTCGTCTTTTATCATATCACCAATTTTAGCCTTTGTTGCTTCAACTAATTGATTTCTAATATTAGGATATTCTTTTTCAAACTCTGTAACAAACGAAGGGATTTCTTTTTTTGTTTTATTTTCTTCCATAGCACGAATAAATCTATTTCTTCTTCTTATTAAAGTCTTATCTCCGAATATCCAATTTAATTGACACATCATTTCAAGTATATCTTCTAAGGTTAATTGGGTAGGAGAAAAATCAGAAACGGTAATTGAATCACCATCCATTTCCTTTAATAAACTAACTATTGTTTTCTTTTCAGCAGGTTTAATGGCGGCCTTGTTAGTCTTTAAAAAATTATATAATGCATTAACATCTTTTTCTAAATCAATTAAATCTTGCGAAGGATTGCTAGTTAATTGTTCCTTAATTTTTTTATTTAAATTAGTAGATATTTTTCTTCCTGTATATTTGAAGTTGCCTTCTCCCACAGTAGTAGGTTTATCAAATAAATCAGAAATTTTAACTTTAGACTCCATAATTTCATTAGTTAAAATATCTTCTAATGTTTCACTAATTTTAGTGGCATCTTGTATTCCAAAGTGATTTGCTAATTTATCTATATCTATTCCTTTATCTATTTCCTTTTCTAATTCTACTAGAAAATCATAGTTTTCTTCACTGAATAAAAACTTCCCTTCTTCTAAAGTAGTTCTAACACTTTGCATATAACTATCATATATATCTTTTATACCCAAAATATCTCCGGGAAATTTTTTATTTGTTGCCAGTGCTTTTTTCCTTGCCGTTGGCGATAACTTGAATAGGTTTCTAAGAGATTCAAAACTGCCTTCGGCAAGTTTTTCTTCTCTATCGGCTTGTAAGGTTTCATTAATGTCATCTTCTGTAATTTTTTCACCAGTTCTGCTTTTAGTTCTAGTTATTGTCCATTGTCTCAAAAACTTATCTCTTAAGTGGAGTTCCTCTCTTTGTTGCTTAGTTCCTTTATCTGACATATACCAATCATCTACATTAAATTTTGGTTCTTTTAATATAACTCTTAATGCAGGGTATATCATTGGGGTATTAGCAGAAACCTTCTTGAAAACAGTGCCAAAAAATAAATTGGGTGTCGGGCCTATCATAAATTCATTGGAAGTAATGCCTAATTTAACTAATATATTAAGATAATTAAAAACATCAGCGGGATTTGAAATATTTATTTCATAGCCTGTTGTTATTTCAGGTTGGATGGGCATTCCAGCAGTAATATCTGACCCAACATATTTAACTAATTTAGAAGGAGGTAATTTTAATTTTTTATTTAATGCTTTTTCTAGTTCTATTTTAATATATGGTGGAATTTTATTCTCAAACTTACCTTTCTTTTTTATAAATCGTAAATTACCATCTTGTAATCTAACATATCCTCTTACTACTCTAGGTAATTCTAAATTCCTAAGATTAGGAAGAGGAATAGAAGCAGATTCAAAACTAAAATCAGTAATATCATAATAATATGCATCAATATATTTATCAGGAGGATTAGAAGAAATTAATTGCTTAATTTTATTAATATTGATAGAAATGGCTTTCTTTATTTTTCCTCTAATTTGACCTCCTGTGTTTGTTTTATCCACTTGTAAAAATTTCTCAATACCCTCAAAATCTTCAGCATCAATCAAGCCGTTTAACGTAGTGTCTATGCTCTTGTAACTAACATCTCTATTAGTAAGTTCTGTCATATCAGACGCTAGAGAATTGGCATTCTTTTGAACATCTTCTATATTCCTTATTTGAGGAAATTGTCTACTTAATCTATCTGTTTCAGTATTAATTATTTGTTGATTCCACTTAGGAATGTTTCTAATTCCCCGATTAGACTTATTAGTTTGTATTATCTGTCTAACTATTTCTAATCCATTTGGGGCAGATAGATACATTACATACATTAATTTAGTGTCAGGCAACTCTTGTTCTCCCGTTATAGGGGGAGCCTTTAATAAGATTTGCCTAGACATTATATTCACCAATAAGTTTCAAATATCAATGTACTAAACTCATCAAAATTAGTTGTTGTATTCATTCCGGCCACGTCCTTCTTAACATTGGTTTTCCAAAAGTAGTATATAGTTCCCATTTTGGTTGATTGCCGGGCATTTCAGCATTTAATTTATCCATCATATATTGTGCTGACCCCAATGTATCAAATTGTTTTACTTTCTTAGTTCCTATAGGCGTGTACCATTCGGTATCACCTGTCTTTAAAATACTTCTCCAATTCATTGTTATTTCTCCTTAAGCACCGGGAATGTCTCCCCTTCCTCTAAAATCAGTGGTTTCTCTGTCAGTATCAGTATGTTCATCACCATCTGCCAATTCCATACCACAAACATCACGCCCGTTTACTTTACGTCTATCCCATCCTAGCCCATCTAATCTCTCTAACATCTCTCTTCGATACATTTCTGCATCACCTTGTTTACCAAGATAATTAGTTCGTTTAGTGCAATAATATTTGCCATTCTGTTCTCTTGACATTTCTTCATTTCTCCATTTATTACAGGCATTACAAAAACCTACCCATTGACTCGCTTTCAAACTGTCAAACCAACTCATGCTATCACCTAATATACGCCTATCCAAGTAATAGTTGCGTTAGTCTCAAATTGCGAAGGGTCGGATTGTCCCTTCATATCTATTTCTATCCTTACTTCTTTAGGATTTACTTTTGTCTTCTCTGAATCAAGTTCATCAGTTTCAATATTCTTGACTGTTATATCCATGTCCTTGTGCAAATCCCCCTCTGTGTCTTCAAAGGTCAAGGTAAAACTCAATTCATTGGCATAACTGTAAAGAGATTTTACTCCCCAACTTCTAAGTTCAGCAACAAAATAGCCCTTAACAGTGGCATCTCCTGCTGTGATGTCTACCGTATCAAAATCATCATATCCTTCCTCTTGGAGCATACGAGTCAATTCTTTTGGTTTGTTTTTAATTTCAACATCATCTACTGGTATTTCTGTCCAACTCATCTCAACATCTCCTTTACGAATGTCTGACTTCAATAGTATATTTTCCCAACTCATTGTTTCTCCCCCATAAATGATTGAATTAATTTATTATATTCTTCACTTTTTCCATCATGAATTGTCGCCCAATCTATCGAAACTCCCGCCATTCCTTCGGGATTGTATTTTTCCATCATTATTTTATTGGCTTTCTCTTCAGCCTCATCGAATGTCATTTTTAATATATCTTTCCAACTCTTTCTAGTTACCATTTTATCACCACTCAGTATTCTTTCTAAGCCAATCACCTAACATTTCTAATTTATCAACCACATCATTTAAATCATTAGAAGTTATATTTGGGTAACGCTCCCGAAATTCCTCCAATTCACTAGTCATTTCATCGGTTATGAATTCACTTGCAAGATAGATGGCATTTATATAATCTTTTCTCGTCATTCCTACCTTAATTATATCATTCCAACTCATATTATTCATTATCCTTTTTCCAACTTTCATAACTAGATTCCATTTTAATTAAATCCTTTAAATCTTGTATGAATTCTTCATATTGCTTTCTTTCTTCCTGTGTAAGTTTAACTTGAACAGTTCTGCCCCTTTCATAGTCATCATCAGTAGATATAGCAAATCTTGTTCCCAATTTAAGAATAGACCTATAATTTTTAATTACTTTCTTAATTCTAATATTTACATTATCTTCATTAGCACTAGTAACATGGGTTGGTAAAAAAAGTTCATCGTGAAGACCTCTAACATCAGCATTGAATTGTAAATATCTTTCTATAAATAAATCTACTTTGGACATTTTAATTAAATCAAACCAACTCATTGTATTCACCCCAATAATATGTTATGAGCCTCTTTGTATGCTTTCTGAGCCTCTTCTATTTCATCTAGACTAATAACGTGAGAATTTATATGTCCTTTACTACGTTGGTAGTAACCATCTCTTGTTTGTCGAATAATGATTCTTATTTCATCATTAAAATCATCAAGCATTTGTTGTGTCTCCAAAAGTTTCTGTATTGTCTTTTCTTCATTCTTCAAAATATCTTCCCAACCCATTCTTCATCACCCTAATACAACAGAAATGTATAGTTTTCCTTTGTTATATGACTCAAGGTAATACTCCGCACCCAATTCTATTTGTGTAACATCTCTTCTACTTTGTTGACCAATTTCTATTGTGTAGTCAACTTGTGAAGAATCAATTGTTTTAATGGTCTTTCCTGTGTCATCATCAATAACTTTAATCTCACCTTCTGGTTCAACTTTAATCGCTATATATTCACCCATGTATGAATCGTCTGTAGTTACGTTAAACTGGAAATCATCTAAATTCAAATAACAGGCTTTATCATTACCTTCTGGTTCATCTTCACCGGGATAATTCATTTCTCTAACAACCTCATCTGCAATATCTGCCCAATCGTCCTCCCTACTAGGCATTGGTCTTGCATAAACTTTCAATATATCTTGCCAACTCATTGTAACTTCTCCTCCATTTTACTTTTAACATCTAACCATACTTGGGGGTGATTTTGTGCTAATACTTCTTGAACGATTTGCATTTGGGCAACTATAATTGTGTCTTGTCTCTTATGTACTAATTTACCCTTAAATTCTAATAAATAACGCAAACTCTCTCTTATTTCTTTGGCTAATTTAGTTAGACTATCAATATATTTTGGGTGCATATCTTCTTCTTGAAAAAGAGTATCTATTTTTTCTTCAAGCCTAGAAATGTTTCTAGATAATGAACCAATTTCATCAACTTCTTGTCTTGCTATAATTGCTGCCGCTGATTTTTGGACTAAGGGCTGCAAGTGCTTTTTCATGTGTCTCGCTACTTGAATTTCTGAACAATCTATTGCTATTGCTACAGCAGAAGGGGTTATTTTAGCCTCTTTCAAATGTTGCTCAAAATTTGAACGTAGGGGGTGGGTACATAGATTACATCTAGGATTAGATGCTTCTACATAATCTCCCATATGATTTCTTTGATGACGAGCAGAAGTTCCACTAGACCACTTCATTTCCTTATCCAACCAATCAGGAGTAATAGCAGAAGATTCTAATTGTTCTTCTAAATTATCTCGATTTTCATGATTGCATAATTTGCATCGCCTTCTTTTTACCATATTATTATTCACCATAACCTTTGGGCATCCTAATTTCTTTATATGGTTTTTGCATTACCGTTCTTCTTGGAGAATCACTTAAATTTTCAGTAATTAATGCAGAATATTCCTTAGAAGCAATACTTAGCCTTTTTAATATATCAGCCAATGTCGCTTGGTATCTTTCATAGTTTTCGCTTTTCATTCCACCACTTGTTTTCATTTCTGGTGTTTGTCTCTTAGACCATTCCATATACTTTTGATGCTGTTTATCAAATTCGGCTATTATTTCTTTATCTTCTCTACTATCATTTCCTAAACCGTGTTTAATTATATCCTCCCAACTCATATTTTTCCTTCTCCTTTTAGTTTGAATGTAAGTATGCCATTATCTACGAATATTGCATTGTATCCCATGTTTGCATATAATTTTCTTGCTATTTCCTGAGCCTTCTTCTCTGTCATTTTCAAGTCAGTGAGTTTAATATCTGCATAGGTTTTTTTCTTCTTGCCCGCTCTTCTTATCACTGGGTCTACCTTATCTCTGAATAAATCAATATATTCAGGTAGAAATAAGTCATCATTAGCGTTATCCTTGAACTCTGATTCTCTAGGATTTCTTATTGGTGGTGCTTTTAGTATATCTTCCCAACTCATCTTATTTTCCTCCTTAACTAATATTTTTCCAATGCAGCATCAATAAGTTTTTGTCTATTGTCATTATCCAACTGACCCCAAAATACTTGAAATCCAGCGCGATAATAACCCTCCCATTGTTGACCATAATTACCATAAACTTCACCAAACAGCATATCTACTAAATCTGCCGGGCGTGTATTAAAATAATACTTCATCAAACTATTCACTATCTTTAATTCATTACTTTCCTTTTTAATTTCTTCTTTCCAACTCATGTATTAATTCCTCCAATGTCTAAATTTAGAAGAACACTCTGGACAAGACCATTTGCCCTTTATTCTTCTTGTGCCGCCCGTTTCCTTTTTCATAGGACTACCACAATTATTGCATTTCTTGCCTTTTAATAAAGATTGCCAAGACTTACCAATATCTTCTTTGATTTCTGTTCTTGATTCTGATACTGGCTTTTCTTGAAACCCTAAAGCAAGAGCCATCTTTTTCATCATTAATGGAGTAACATTCAATTTATATGCAACAATATCTCCTTCAATATCCGCGATACCTGCTGCAAGTTTAACTAAGTCATCATCTTTTCCTCCCTTAAAAGGAATAGTTTGTAATGCTTTCATTGCCTTGCCAGCATTATAAGTACCATCTGATTTCCTATACTCTTCTCCAAGAAGCCTATCTTCAATTTTCCTCCTAACTAAGTCTACTTTAATAATTGCTTGTGCTGCACCGGCATCTCTAACATTTAACATAGGAACACTAACTTCCATTGATTTTAGATTGTCTAATAAATCAAAAGTCATTTCTTTTAATCCGCCGGGGCCAAATAGTGCTTTCCACATTGGCGGTTGTCCATTAAAATAAGACTTAGGTGCGGCTCCTAATGTTTCTTCTGCTTCATCTCCACCTTGGTTTGCAGGTAAAGTTCTCTTTTGTATATATCCTTCTGTTCTATAATGACCATGAACAGTTTCCCACTCCCATTTACCCAATTGTTTGTTATAACTGTCTTTAATTGGTACTCTAAACGGTATATCTTTAGGATTATTATTTTTCTCAGTATACATTAAATCCTTTTTAACATCTAATAATTCAACGGCTTCCTTTTCAAATATTAAATCATCCCCCAATAATATTTTATCCATTATTCCAATAATACTCCCTGCGCCAGTATTATCTGTTGCATTACCAACACCACCCCTGCCTTCAACACCATGCTTTGATAGCATTTCTAATATGTTAGTAGAATTTTTTACAAATAGTTTAGCCTCATCTACATTTCTTTGTTCGTTTTTCCATTCCATATACGAACCTTTCAGTGATTCACCATCGAAAGATTGAATAATGTCATTTCCGTTTACATGTACACGAACCCGCGTCTTTTTTACCTTTTTTGGCACATTTACACCTCCCTTTGTCTCCATATTTTATATTAAATAGTTCTGGTTGATTAGAATTAAGTCCACCGCTTGAAGAAACTACTGTTCCGCCTACCTTCAATAAATGAAACCAAGTAGAGCGTAGTCGCTCGTTTTCTCCCATCCGGTATGCCCCTATAACTGTTCCCTTACTGCTGTCTAACATATTTGGTTCTAACGCCTTAAAACCGATTCCCACTTTTTTTGTTTATTATCCAAAATTAACACTTTAGTTCCTTTTCTATTTAAGGCTAACCATTCATCTTGAGTTAATTCCTTTGGTTTTTTTCCAACCTTCCACCCATTTTTATTCCAAAGGCTACTAGAGTCATTTCCAGCATTAACTATTCCTATTTTGTTTGTTACCTTAGTTACTCTTTCCATCAATGCCTTTCCTACACCTTTGTTACGATATTGTTGTGCCACTCTAACTCCTTGAACCTTAAACCAATTATCAAAATCAGTCCAAGAAGCATATCCTATTGGAATATTATCATGAAAAGCAACAATTACTTCTGTAACGGGACTACCAAATCTGCCATATTTACCCTCTCTAAGAGTATATGATGCTGTATGGGGGTCATCTTCCCAATACTTATTCCAAAGAGATTGTAACTCTTTTTCAGACATTTCTTTAAATTGTAATACCATTGCTAAAACCTACTCTTCTTCATTAATTTCAGGAGGCAAAACTAAATCCTCTTCTATTTTTCTTCTAGCGGTTCCTGTTTTGGTGTGGCCCCAACCTTCATCATCTCCACCAATATTCTGAACCTTTATTGCCCTTCTTTTATCAGAATCATATTTCTTTCTATTCCATTTAGTAGGGCCAC